CGTCTATTGATGGAAGATTTTTTGGATCTACAATAAAATCTTCATAAGACGGTAATTTCTCCGACATTTTATGAGTAAAATATTACTTCGGGATTCCTCTCCCTGATTTATTTATTCTCCTTATTAAGTCCAGACTTTAATATCTTTGACAGTTCAGAAGTTGATCCTACAAATAAAGCATTGTTGACTGTAGATGGCCCTTTCGATTTCTCTTCTTCATTTACATCTTTGAGTTTTTTCTGTAGATCCATTAACTTATCAGTCGCATCAGATACACTTTTGATAAGTTGTCCAGCAACTTCATACGCTCTAGGCATCTCACTTTCTTGTGCTAGTTCTAATATTCCGTTTATTGCTTCTTGTCCTTTTTCTATAATACTGTATAGATTTCCTCTTGTATACTCGTAATCTTTTTGAATATGATCATCATTTGATTTGACTTCCTTCTTTTTGACTTCTGATACTTCTGCAGGGACAATATTTGTTTCAACATTAAATGTATCATTTAGGTCGTCAAATTTTGATGTTTTCATGTGATAGTACCACTAAATCCAAAGTCATCACCCATCGGAATGACAGCACTATCAACACCTTCTCCATCTGAAGTATCTGTGTAATCAATGCCTTTAATGTCAGTTCCTCTAACGTGTGAAGTAGCAAGTGTTGAATCTTTTCCTCTCTCAACAGTAATTTTACTGGTAGATGAAGAGATAGATTTAACAAGCATCTCTTCATTATCTATAACAATATAGAATTCATCCTTAACATTTGTGGTGTCATCAACGGTAAATGTCCTCTGTGTTGCATCAATATCTTCTGTTAAATTGGTGACAATATCACCAGTGTAATCTTTAACAGCTCTTGGTTTAATTGAGTATGTAACATCTCTTTCTGTGCTCTTCGCACCACCAGCAAGATAGCGAACAGAAACAGATTTGACGATATCTGAAGTTGCAGAAGAAACAGGGCCAAATAGGTATGTCTTTGCAGTGAATCTCATTGTATAATATAAAACTCTTCTTGAAGTAAAATCGCCTTCATATTCATCTTGAAAAGATACATTTTCTAATACAACAGGTATATCTCTTTTCTCATTTATTGCTGATACAAGATTGACAGTTAAATTGTATGATGGCTGAAAGAATGGTAAGATTTGTTCGACAATTTGTAGAGCATCGTCATTTAACTTACACATAATATTAAGTTCAAACTGCATGTTATAAGGCACAGGCATAAACACTTTTTTTGTGTTAGTGTCTGCGTCGGGATCTTTGACTGTTATCTGTTGTGTAGTTGTTACCTTTCTTGATGGATCATATGTCAAACCAGTAAATTCAAATGACATTCTTGGTAATGTCATCGCAACTGATTTATTTAAATTTGGTGATTGTTCTAATCTTGCTAAAAACTTTCCGATAGGCCCATATGCGAGTGGGACTTTTGTGACTGACTGATTCCCATCAGAATCCGCATGCTTAATGGAGATATCATTAAACAACGTACCAAAAGAGATAATTGTCTTTCTAAATATTTCGTTGTAAAAATACTCAAACATTTTTTTGCCTATACCGAGTTATTTATGGTTGACCAAAAGGATTACCTTCTGAGAAGTCTAATATTGAATCTGCCTCAGTCTCAAAGTTATCATTATCACCAAATCCATCATCAAAATTAGTAAGGTCAATAAGTCTTATTGTATGAACTGCACCAGATGTTCCACCAGTTACAGTCTCTTTCTGTATGAATACTCCTTCTACATTTGATATCTTAAGTTCACTTGTGGTGCTATTCCAATCTCTGACTCTTGCAGTTGCACCACTTGTTCCACCAGTTATGACTTCATTAAACTGGAAGTTACCAACTGCATCACTAGCTGCTGGAGGAGCAATTGCAATGGTTGGTACGACTGTATAACCAGCACCAGCGTTTGTGATATGGATAGCACTAATTGTTCCTGCTGTAGATACGATTGCAGTTGCAGCAGCAGATACTGTTGATAATCCTGTAAATGTGATTGTCGGTGTTGTTGTATATCCGGAACCACCACCAGTTATTGTTACGATACCGATTGTTCCGTTTGCCATTCCCGCAGTAGCAGCAGCACCCACACCATCACCAAATATTTGAATATCAGGGCCTGTAGTATATCCTGATCCGGGATTTACCAGATTGATACTTTGTACAACACTCGCTACTTGATTTCCGGGGTCAGCAGCACCAGTACAAACCACAATACCACCACGAAGATTTGCGGTAGCAATACCAGTCACACCACCTGTTGGTGCAGATGATATCGCAACTCTTGGAGCAAATGTATAATTACGCCCGCGATTTGTTATATCAATAAACTGAATACCACCGTTTATAACCGTAGTTACAGCAGATGCACTCGATGCAGTTCCAACTAAAGTTAATAATTGTGTACCACCTATGATGAAATCTTCACCATCTGCACCCTCTGTTGCTGCAAGTGTATCATCAATCGCATCAATACCAGTATCAATGACCTCATCCTCATACTGGAAGAGTTCACAACGAAGAGTATATACGTAATTTTTCTTTAACTGATAAAATGGTTGTTCATGTTCAACATATTTTATTTCAAATAATCTATCACCAAGAGGAAAGTAAACCAAGTCCCCCTCTTTAGGTCGAGTTGATATTCTCACATCAGACTCATTTTTCATAAGAGGTGAGATGTAAGTTTCAAATCTATCTCTTGATATTGTGAGTGTTAATTCATTTGTTGCCTGAATACCAAATTTCGATAAAAGTGTGGGATTTTCTCCATATCCATCGAAAGATTCGACGTAAGCCTCAATTGGATACGCATCATCAAATTTTGATTCAATGACTTCTTTGATTATCGTATTGCTATTTGCATATTTTCTTGGCATATAATGAACATTGACTCCATACATTTGAAGTTGTTCATTTATAAGAGATTGAACTAGGTTCTGCTCGTTAGTAGATCCTTGCTGAAAAAAGGGATTGAGAACCATATCACTATCCTATAAAATCGAGTGGTGGTAACTCATAAGTATTTGACATTTGTTCTCTTATAATATCTAATTCTCTCTGTCCATCATCATATATTTGTCTTCCATTTAATTCGACACCACCCGGTAATTTAACACCCTGAAACTTAATTAAATTTTGACCCCATTGTCTTTTCATCAACGCAGTCAGATATCTCTTCAAAAAGTAATCATTGTATACACCTGTATGATCATTTGGATCTATGATTCTAAAACAATCGATTACTAGAAAATCATCAACACTCATAGCTGAGAAATCCATGTCCATATATAAACGATCTTGTCTTTGATTAAATCTTATTTGTTTTTCAGTTGTAAGTGCAAAGTTAATATCCTCTAGATATCTCTTTGTCATTGCGTAGTTTAAGATACCAGCATATCCAAGATTAAAAGCAATATCATTTAAGAATAACTGATATTTTACACTAAACATATTATTTGTTACTGTGTTTGCACCATCAAAATGAAATAATTTATTTACACCAATCACAGAACTAGGCATCTGTAAGTAATTACTATCCTCTTCAAATGCAAATTCAGTTGACACTCCAACAATTGTTGCACTTGTTGTTGTAGTTACAATACCAACTGCATTATCACCACCTCTTCCTCTTGCTCGATCAATATCTACTTGTCTTACTTTGTACTTTAAAAATGTCTGTATGACACCATTAAAATGTCTCTCTTGAAAATACTGAATTGCATCATCTAGTAAATCTTCAGTCTGCTCATCGGCAATATTAATCTCAAGCAATGGTGCACCCAGTTGCCTTTTGCAATAATCTATTAATGTTGATCTACTTGATGGTTGAGCCATTTATACTATACCTCTATCCATATTTAGGGTGCGGAAGATACACCACCTCTTACGAGAATGTTTCCGTCTATAATTCGATATACTGTCGCACCAGATCCAACTAAAACATCATACACATATCTACCCGCTTTAACGCTTCTAGTATCTGTTGAACCTAAAGATACTGTTAGTCCATATCCACTTGATGCTGTTGTATCAATACCAACTGTGAATGTAGCTACAGGAAAAGCAGTTGATCCAATCGCTGTGCTTTTTGTCATCTGAGATGATCCTGTCCATCCACTCACTGTATTTACACCAACAGAGTTTGTCGTAGAAAAATTGAATCCAGTATTTGCTGTGTCAACAATATTGAACTTTGCATTAAAATCGGCACCAACATTCATAATCAAATCACATGAATATGCAACTCCAGATTCTGGATCAAATGTAATTTTTTTAGTTGCCATTTACCAGACTCCTTAACATATCTTTGATCTCAGTAATTTCATCTCTAAGAGTTGATATATCTCTTTCAAGATTATCAACTTTATTTTTTTCACTTTTTTTAAGTTTACGACGAGCCAAATACTCTTCATACTCAGCTTTATTTGTATTTACAATGCAATTTGATTTAGTACTTCTAATCAAATGATCATTGTCTTTTACCTTTACATAATCCATTAGGCAGTCGCAATCACTTTTAAACTGGTCAATCTAGGCACATGTGCCTGATTAGTTGATGTCATCATGAACTTAATTCTAAATGATTTGAATGATGGTAGTTCATTTGCAGTGAATGTATACTCTCTATACTGCAACTCCTCTGGAATAAAACCAGTAGGATCAGATACAGGAATAAGCACATCAGGTTTACCATTGCTCTTATCGCTAGTTCTCACTCTACCATTTTCATCAAGATTATCAAATCCGGGGAATGGAACAAATATTGGTTCAAATCCCTCAGACTCACTAACCGCGTAGAATGCTCTGATGTCAGTAAATTTATTCACATGAGCATCAACTATAATTTTAATTGAAGTGGCAGATGTCTCAAGAGTATTTTCTTTTGAAATATATGTAGCTGCTGATGGATCACCTAATAAAGTATCAACTCGACTATCTTCAGTTACGTCACTTACCACTCTATCAATTCTATTCGTTGTAAGAATGGCATTTATTCTTTGAGTGTCAATAACAGGTGAGAGAGATCGATTAGTGGTTAATAAATTTAAAGTCATATTAAATGATCGATCTCCGGGAAGAACCGTCAAGGTTGAAGTATTTGATTCATTAACTCTTGAGGCAATAACTCTTGGAGAATTTAGATAATTAATTTCGTTAATTGCAATATTCTCATCACCTTGATTAATAAATGGAACATCAGTTCCCTCCCCAGATCCATCATTAATACTTGTTCCACTAACAGTTCTAATACTTGCATCAAGTGATGTGCCAGAAACTGTCATATTTTGAATCATTGGTGTTATAACTTCAAATGGCATGTTCTGTGTGGCATGTATGTCAAGTCCACCGGTTGATTTGGTTTGATTCAAGAATAAAGCTGGGTAACTTGATACAGTTGATGTGCTTCTTCCAATACCTTGCTCACCCATATCCACTTTAATTTTATAAGAATCTAATGTTATAGGATTAGTTTCACTTACCTCTCTGAAATCATGAGTTCGATTTATACGACGTAATGAAACTCCACCTAACT